ATATATATATACAGCTGTGCGTCAAGGGGGTTGAGGGGTATGCTGAGAATGATTCTCATTAGCATATAGGAATAACCCTTAGAATGATTCTAATTATCATTAACAAATAAGAATGATTACTAGTTGCATTGAGAAAAATATTTTTAAAAGGTGTGTGCTAGAAAAGACGTTTATTTCTAATTTCTTTTTAAATGTTTCTATGTTTCACGTGGAACTTATTAATAAAATTATAATAGTATTATATATATATTATCTATGGGAATCTTTAACGGTTTAGGTGGGCAAAAACTAAAATTATAAATGATTATTATTCTCACTTGAGAATGGTTATCAATGTGTTCAAATATTGTACAACATTAGAAAATACTTATATTCCCTTACTTGATTGTTATATACCGTATATGTTAATTAGGTAGTAGGACATATTAAAATATAAACGTCTGTTTTTGGGCTATTTAAGGGCTTTATTTGGGCAATTCAGTTTTCTCTAATATACTCGTAAGTCATTGATAAATATAGAAAATCGTCTCATGTTTCGTCTGTAAGTTATTGATTTATTTTAGCCATTTGTTCAAACTTTGTACAATTTATTGTTCATATTTTGTACGATTTCAAATGCTATTTTAGATATATATATGTATCAATAAAAATTAATTTAAATTTATTTATGTTTTACTATTGACATTATGTTTTACTAGTGCATAATGGGAACCATAGTTTGGTGATATTACAAACTTAAAGCATATAAATATCGGTGCATACCACTCTTGTATTATCAGCGAAGATATCACAAACGAACAAGGGAAACACAAACAAGGTTTGATTAATGGTACATGGGAATAGTAGCCATAGATATAAAGTAACTTATCTATCCCTAAGAGAAGCAAACAAAGTACACCATGCGTTCTTAGTAAGTAGCAATGACTTACAACGGTAAATAAGTAAATGTTAGTTATATTTTTATATCTCAAGGGTATAGATTCGCATTAATTGTTCCGTTTATCTTGTAGGTTATACGGGTTTTAATAATGAATCTGTACCCGTGTTATAGCTATATAAGTCATTGATTTATATAGGTATAACAATAACAAACGAGGTAAAAAAAATGTATAAATATATAACACATGATGCGAGACCAACAAACAAATCTAATTTGAAAGTTGTAACAAGTTCAAGAGCAAATGATGTAATTGAGCTTGTAAGCTATCAAACAACGGTTGCTTATGGTTACATAAAAAGTGAGGTTTATCAGTCATACATTTTAGGTCATATGAGTGATTCTCAAATACTTGAAAATTGCAACTGGTATTTTACTGATGAAAAGTATTCAGTAACTACAAGCAAACAAGTAACTAGATTTTTAAATTCTGTATGTGGTGGTCGTGAAAATGCGACAGAAATGCCACATAAATATTTTAGAGAAGCGATAGAAACTGGATTATATATATAACAACAACAAACGAGGTAAAAAAAATGAAACAACAACAATTAATTGAAGACTTAAAACGTGAGTTAATCCGTTCTGAAACTGATAGGATTTTACATTGTTTTATGTTAGGGCTAAGTCATTATGATTTTTTAAATGATGCGCCTGTTACGTGGAAAATGTACTTTGACGAGTACGAAACACGTGAGATATTCGAGACAATTTGTTTTAATTAATAATAAATATATTCCCGTTGACTACGGTTGACGGGATATATATATAACTATGTCTAGGCATGGTTATATATATATCAATAATGATATATAAAACAACAACATAACGAGGTATATAAAATGAAAACTAAAGATGTAATAGCAAAAGTACAAGATAAACTTTTATCTTTAATGCAAGAACACGGGACAGACTGGGCTAAATCATGGGCTAGTAGAACTGTAGACGGGTTACCATTTAATAAATTTACAGGTACAATTTATGACGGTATCAATATATTTATATTAAGTTGTAGCGCAGAGGATAAAGGGTATCAATGTAATCAGTGGGCTACGGCTAAGAACTGGAGAGATGCAGGTTATTTAGTTAAGAAAGGAGAACATGCAGAACATATTTTGTTTAGTAAACCTATCAAAACTGAAAGCAAAACCGAAACTGATTCAGAGGGTAACCCATTAGTTAAAAATTACTGGTGTAATAAATCATATGCCGTCTTTAATGCCGAGCAAATCGAGGGCTATGAGATAGAGAAACCTAAGACTAATGAGATATCTGAGCTAGAGTTGATTGAGACTGTAGAGCAATATGTTAAAAATACAGGTGCAAGTATACATCATGGAGGTAACAGGGCATTCTTTACACCTAACTATGATGAGATACATATGCCAAAACCTGAACAATTCAAATCAACAGGTACATCAACAGCGCAGGAAAATTACTACGGTACATTACTACATGAGTTAATACACTGGACTGGATATAAAGATAGACTTAACAGAATCAAAGGAAAATCATTTGGAGATAATGACTATGCCTTTGAGGAGTTAGTTGCAGAATCGGGCAGTGCAATCTTATGTACATTACTAGGTATATCAGCAGAGCCAAGACCTGACCACGCAAAATATCTAAACAGTTGGATTAAGGGTGTAAAAGATAACCCTAATGCAATGATTAGCGCTTTCAAATTATCAAGTAAAGCAATCAAATATCTTGATGAATTGCAAAGCAAAAAACAAATGGTTGCATAACATAAACAAATCTGTATAATGTTATACAACACGGTGGCTAGGCATGGTGTTTAGCCACCACTTAACAACAACAACGGAGATAACAAATGAAAAAATATATATTAAACATGCTTACATTCGGTTTATACAATCGAGTAGACTTGATGAGCCAAGCACTGATTGATGCAGTAGCAAAGCAAACAATTAGAAATCAAGAGTTACAAAAGAGTATAGATGATATCGAGCAACCTGACATTGATGATGCAGTTGATACATACTTACAAAATAACTTTTGTCCAGGCGATTACAACTTGGTTGATGAGGGAGATATTGACTACATGATTGAGAAAGCGATTGATGATTTAAGAGATGAACTTGAATCAAAGATTGATGAACTCGAATCTGATAAAGAGTAAAACGAATTCATGCTACGTGGGGTAGCTGAATAAACAGAGATGTTATGTTAGGTGGGTACGACATGCCCACCTGATAGCAACGGGAGATAAATAAATGAAATATACAGTAACTATGGAAGTGATATATAGAAAAGTTGTAACAGTTGATAGCATATCTAAACCTTATGCTGAGAGAGATGCTAAAACTGTTATCTATCAAAGATGCCATGATGATGAAATTGTAAGAAGCATTGAGGTATTAAAAACGAGTGAAATAAAAACGGGAGATAAATAAAATGTTTAAAGACTTAGACTTAAAAGATGCTTTGGGAATCATAGGACAGTGCGACCATTACAAGGTTGAAGCTCAAGTAGATATTATAGGTACAGTACCAGTATCTTTAGCAATCACTGGACTAGAGGTACAAAGAGCAAAAGCTAGATTAGAAAAAGATATAAGAGATGCAATAGAGGAAAAGATAAAATCTTATCCATACTACATAAATTATACAAACATAGGTGATGTAAAATTTGTGTACTCAGATGAGGAGATAAATAAATGAAACCAACAATAGAAACTGATACGGACTTAGTGTTTGATGTTTGCGACCAAGTCGTGAACTATCCACAAAAGATATATGACTTGTTTGAGGATTATATGTACATGTATAGCATAGGCAGTGAGCATTACTTTAAACACAGAGACACAAGAGAATATATAAGTATCGGAGCAACATTATACCAATAGGAGAATAAATAAATGAAGACAGTTAAACACATACGTAAGCCGAATACAGTTTGGTCAAGCTATAAAATAAGTTTGTCCGACTATGATTTACTTAAATTAATTCATAACCTAGAAATAGGTGGCATTGATGAATTTAATAAGGAGTATATCAAAGATATTCTAGGTATAAAGTATAACCTTTATGCTGTAGAAAAACATGACGGAGGTACGTGGTATGGTAAAGCTAAAAACGTAATTCTTGAATTGAAGAACGGTAAGACTAGAGACATAGGACATTTTGAGGATAGAAAATAATGAAGACAGAAGATATATTACTTGAACTTGGTAAGGGTAGTACCCGTAGACCTAGAGTTATAGATGATAAAACATTTAATGAGAACTGGGATAGGATTTACGGCAAGAAAAAAAAGGAGGATAAACAAAATGATAAAAAGAAATCGTCATAAGACATCTAAGATATCTATTAAAAAGAAAAAAAATAATAGATGCAAGTTAGGTAAAGCATCAATAATTAAAGCAATCAGAAGTAAAAATAAAGACATGGCAAAAGGTATAAGAGCAACATGTTATAACAGTAACTACGGTTAGGAGGTATAAATGAAGTGGTATCAACAATATAGTAATCAATACCGAGACAGTAAGATTAGGTTGGCATGTGGCTCTAACTTTTTAGAGGGCATGGGATTCTATGTAACTTTAAAACAAATGATAGCTGATAACTATGAGGGTGGTAAACCTGAAGTTGAGTTTGAGTTTGGATATTTAAAGACTGTGTTGGGCATAAAAAGTATGCGAACATTGGACAAACTTCTAGCAAACTTGAGTGAAAGTGGAGTGATACTTGTGTCAAAGTCAGACAAAACTGTATCAATACTTATGCCTGAGATTGAGGAAACACAAGACAATTATACTAAGAAGACTACGAACAATGTACGTACTACATTACATAACAATACAAAACATAACAATACAATAATAGATATAGAGGAGGTAAGATAATGATTGAAACATTAATAATATTGTTTGCTTTATTTTCTATTGCAATAGCTGTATGGTTTTGTAAGGAGTAGGAAATGAAAAAAAAATTTAACCCATTTGGAAATACATTATACTTTCCAAGTGATTGGCATAGACCTGATGTAGATACCATGATAGCAGTTCGTGAGATGTACGAGACGGGCAGTATTTCTAAGTTGCTAGTCAAGGCATACCCTGACGGAAATGATGACGGTAGAGGGCTACATAAGAAGTATTTAAAATATAAGGAGGTGTAATGCTTGATGATAATGATATAAAGAATCTGTTTACTATGATGACTACTTTGTTTGGGCATAAGTTCAAGAGTGGATATGGTACAGGTATGCAGGGGAATAAGTTATCTGTTACAGGTAAGGTGTGGCAACGTACACTCAATGGTGTACCACATATCAGACAAGTGATAGATAAATTATTCTTACCTGATAGCGCAATCTTTCAGAGCAAGGAATGGTGTCCTGATTTGAGAGAAGTTATGCAGATGTGCCTTGACATATCGAAGAACATAGAGCAGAATATAAAAAGTAAAACATTAAAGTTAGAGACGGATGACCACAACGTAAGATTCTCTGAGTTCTACGTTGCGAATCATAAGGGTGATAATGATAATGATTATCAGTATCATATAGATAATATAAAAAAACATGGGAGAAATAAATGATAGACAAAATGAACGGAGAGATTGACGCATACAAAGAGATAAAAGATTTGTGTGAAGATATGAATAAGATACAACACAGTACAGAGATTGATAGTATTATTAGATTCTGCGACAGGATGATTGAGCAGTTACAGGAAACTGTAGACGGTGCTATGGAAAGCATGTATGAATCATTTAAAAAGAATAAAATAAATGGAGACTTATCAGATGAAACTATTAACTGATGCTAAGAACAAAAGTCAAATGGTATTGGCGCACTTGCAACACTATGGAAGTATAACTACATGGGATGCAATCACACAGTACAAAGCAACAAGACTATCAGCTATTATATTTAATCTTAAAGAGAAAGGATATAATATTGAGAGTGTTAAGAAAGACGGTGACGGGTGTAAGTTTGTTGAATATATATTACATGAGAAAAGGGAGGACGCAGTATGATTGATAAGCTAGTTAACTTCTTTTGTGATTTACCTGATTCAGTACAGGTATTCATAATAGTGTCAGCTATCGTATTGTTTTGGGAAGTAATCTTATAGTGGCTAAACCACCTAGTAAGAAGACTAAGGAAGAATACAATAGGGCAGTTGAGTTCGGTTGTGTTGTCTGTAAAAAACATTATGGACTACGCACCGAGCCAACCATACATCACTTGACAGGTGCAGGTATGGGATTAAAAAGTAAAAGATTTATTCCGTTATGTCCTGAACATCATCAAGGTAATCAAGGAGTGCATCACAATACTAAACTATTTGAGGAACGATTTGGTACACAAGAAGATTTACTTGATTGGTACTTGCAAAACATAACTGAGTAGAATATAATAACCTAAACAAATGGAGAAAAAAATGAACACAGAGACAATATCAAAACAGATATGGGATACACTTAGTCCTATTGATTGTAGTAAACACGTAGAAAAGAAAGGTAGTGGTAACTTTGTAGCTACATATCTATCTTGGACTTGGGCATGGGGAATCTTAATGGAGAACTTTCCTAAATCTTTCTATGAGTTTGCGCCTAACGAAACACATGCAGACGGTACAGTTACAGTACATTGTATTGTTAATGTTAATGGAATCATAAGGAAGATGTGGTTGCCTGTTATGAATCACATGTTTAAAGCTACAGTTAACCCTGATGCTAGACAGATTAGTGATGCCAAGATGAGATGCTTAGTTAAATGTATAGCTATGTTTGGGCTTGGTCATTACATCTATGCAGGAGAGGACATACCGTCAGCAGATAAAGAAAAGAGTTCTGATAAACAGGTAAAGAAAGAACCAAATGAAAACCAAGTACCACCTAAACATCAAACCAATGAGGTCAATGATGCTATCAAGGGAGACCTTGAAAAACTAAAAGCTAATCTCAATAAGGTTAAAGATATCAAAGATGGAGTAGAGAAACTTGGGCAGTCTATATAATTTAAGAGCCAGTCAGATAGCAAGAGTCATAGGGAATGACGACTATTGTTCAAGGCAGAATCATTTTGCTATTCTGATTGGCGAGAAAGAAGACAAACCTGTTAATGAAATGTATACCTCACACGGACATGAGTGTGAAAAATATGGAGTAGCGCATGTCATGATTGCTACCCAATCTCTCGTTGTTGACTGTGGCTCTGAATTATTAGGGTCGCAGTTTACGATGACAGAAGATTACATGAGTACAGATGACACGTTAGTGCAGTTATCTTGTACACCTGACGGGTTTATTGATGAGAAAAATGCAGTGGTTGAAATCAAATCACCGTATTTTGTGCAGGAAGATTTTGATAAATATATTAAAAGATATTTACCACAAGTATATTTCCAACAGTATCTTGTAAGGAGAAACAGTAGGAAGAATAATGCTGACGGTACATACTTTTGTATATATCAAAAGGGTAATACAAAGTTATATTATATACCTTACAATGAGGACTATATTAATAACTATATGTTACCAAAGGTAGATGAGTTTGCTAGATACTTATTGAAAGGTAGTCTTGATAAAGATTTCTTAACAAGAAGAAAGAGCAAAGAATCATTTATATACAACGGGGAGGTACAATACAATGAGTGCATTTAAGTTACCCAGTATTGAGCTAGAACAATTAGTAGATTACGTAGAGAAACTTGGACTACAGAAAGCTGAAGCTGAGAGAGAACTACATAAGCTAACTGAAAATAAAAAGGTTGCTATGGCAGTAGCATTACTTAACTGCGCTGATGTTAAAGGAACACAGGCGCACAAGGAAGCTATTGCTATGACAGATGAGGGTGTTGTTATGTATATAGATAAGATAGCAGATGCTAAGAAATTAGTAACTGAACTTACCAGTAAGATATCAGCACAAGAACATAGGTTAAGATTGTTTCAAACTCTAAGTGCTAATGAACGTAGAGAGAAAGGATTTTACCAAAGACTAGGAGATTAATATGGCAAAGTATATAAACCTTGCAATTAAAAATGCAGACACAGGAGAGAGAATATACATTAAGTTATTCACTAACGATAAAGAGTACGGTGAAATCAATGAAGTGTTATTCAAGAAAGTAAAGATAATAAGTGAGACTGAAAACAGAAATGCACAATCATTTATGGGTAACAGTAAGTACAAGAACTTAAACAAAGAGGGTAAAGATTTTACTATCAATACTAAAGATACATATGAGTTCTCAGGTTGGTTAAAAGAAGATGACTATGAAACTAAGAAAAAGATAGATGAAATAAAAGAAGTATTCGATGGGAAAGGTACACCATTTTAAAGGAGAATATAATGGAAGAAAAGAAACAAACGTATTGGGATACGTGGTATTCACGTCCTGAAAACAGGGAAAGAAAAAAACAATATGCAAAGGAAAGGTATTATAAAAAGAGAGATGATATCTTAAATAGAAAAAAAGATAGGTTGTCTAGTGAATCAGAAGACCAAAGACAAGCTAGACTACAAAAGATGAGGGAGTATTATTATTCAAGAAAAAACAATGACAATCAAGATAGATAAAGACATACCTATTAGAGAACCAGGTAGACCTGTACTAAAAAAGTATGAAGAATACTATGATACTGTAGATATTATGGAACATGGTGATTCTTTTGCTGTAGATAGTATGAGGACTGCACAAGCTATGAGAGAATATTCTTACACAAATAGGTTTCGTTTGAAAAATAAAGATGCTAAGATTGTAACTAAACAAATGTCCTCTAACGAGTACAGGGTGTGGAAAATATTTGAAAGCTGAAATGCTATCTATGTTATGCGCTAAGTCAATGAACCTAGAAGTGAGTTCACGTAACCATGACGCAGTAACAACAGAAGATATATCACACTTCTTAGGTACTTGTAAACTTAAGAACAGGGAATACGATATACTCATGGCTAAATATTTAGATAGTCATGAGTCAAGAACATCTTTATATGATGACATATTTATAGAATGTTGTGATATCTTTATGAAAAACCATAAAGCTAGTGAGCTAAGAGGAGAGAAGTTCTTTATGAGAATGTTTATCTACCTAGCATTTCGTGAAATCTTTTATGAATCTTGTTTTGTATGTCAAGGCAGAGGAACAATATCAAACGGAGACAGGATAGAGAAGTGTATGCATTGTGATGGTACAGGACAATTTATATATGATGATGATAATAGACCTGAGTTTATGGGAATAGAAAAAGAAAGGTTTATGAAGTTTAAGAAATCATATATGGAAATGTTAAATATGATTAGGGATATAGAGTTAAGTGCGCTAAGTAAAATAGGTGATGAGTAATGACAACAGCATTAGTAAGAATTAAAGAAGATAAACAACTGGTTGGTATATTTACTTACCAAACAGAATATGTTGGAGAATTATTTAATTTAGTAGACCAATGTATGAACCCTAATGAATGTGAATATATAGAGATTCATTACGGTGGGTTCTACTGGTTTGATAAAGTAGATAATATAAAAGGATTAAGTGAAATGACTGACAGAGAAATAAACGAGGGACAGCGCTATGATAATGCTACCCCATGTGAATATCTTTGTGATACTATGAATGATGCAGAGGATATGTGGCATGACATTGATAGAGAAACTTAAATGGTTCAGTTCATTTGTATTAACTATAGGAATTATACTCACCTCGTATAATATTTACCCTGCTAATCTCTATGTTCAGGTGGTCGGGGTACTCGGTTGGTTGTTAACGGGTATCCTGACTAGAGATAATCCACTCATATTTATTAATTCAGTAGCTTTTGTTGTTCTTGTGTCAGGTATTGTATACTCTTGGTAGGATATAGGGGGATAGAATGGACGTTATCACGTTTATTCTAATTCCCTATATCAATAGTACCGACTAGTGAGTAACTCTATTGTCGTCCTCTGTAGATACCTTATCTGAGCTATCAATGTTTTCCTCTGATGTAGCATCTTGAATTGCTGATAACTTGGGTGCGAGGGTAGGAATCTTAGCAACAAGTCCTTGTAATTCCTCAATCAGTTCAGCATCTGACTTATGTTTGTTATCTTCCATGTTGATATTAATATTCTGTGATGAGTAGTTACCCAATTCT